CCACTAGCATTAGAGGTAGCAGGTACGTTGACTACGAGCATACCGCTGCTTGGGTGCAACTGCATACACCAGCCCCAAACGCCGCTAAAGGGGTTATGGTCAAGCAGTATACTGCCAAGTTTGCTAGTAATCGCTGTAGCCTCAAAGCGAGTATCCCCGAGCTTACGGATTTGGGAAAACTGGTGTACTCCCTCCGTAGTCAGTACTAACAGGTCGCCAGCGTAATTAGCAGTACACTTGCGCCCGATAGGCTCCGCTCCACGGTAGCGCCCTACAATCTCCCAACTGAGGGGATCGCCGGGGTCGATACCACGGAACATGAAGTACTCGCCACGGTTGCTAATAAACACTATGTATTCGTTAGGGCCGTCTCCACTATCCTCTGAGAAGGTAGCAATAGCTTGCAGATACCCACCACCTTTAGAGGCTTGACCTAGATCGAACCACTCAGCCGCACCCTGTATCTGGCCGGGGGGCAGGTAGTAGAAGCCTAGCTTTTCCTCCATACCGAAGAACAAGCGACCCATATACTGCGCTACGAAGTTAATCCCCGCTGCGGCTTCCGTCAGGCCAGTAATGGTCAGGTTAGCTATAGAAGTACCGTTAAAGCTCATTGGTATATCACCGCCAGTGGTGATGATTAGCCACTGTGCGCTGTCTGCTACCGTACTAAACATGGTAGCCACAATCTCGTCACTGACAAGATCGGACTTACGCGTAGCCCGAATACCCGGCACAGTTACATCGTATATGAATGGATTGGAGAACGCCAGCATAACCTGAGTACTACCAGAGGCGTACACTTCCAGTGAATTTACCGGATTGGCATTGGCCTCTTGGTGTATCTGGCATCCCGGCCTGACAACGCATGTAGACGTACCGGGGAAGATGTTGTCAAGCTGATAGGCGTCTAGCTCCTGCATGTTCGCAAGGCTATCACGGCCATTAAGGCCACCAACCGGCGCAGCAATAGTATGCGGCTCCGCTACCTGATTGGTACTGACCTTAACACCGTTGTACAGCATTAGGAGCCTCCACCCCAGCCCGGTAGCCAGTTACCAGTATCAGGCTGCGTAAGCGGCCAGTCACCGTATGGCAGTACCCGTCCAATCGGTAGCTCGCCAGTACCAAGGGACTGTGCGAAGCGCTGATTTAAAGTACCGTTATATTCAGCCAACTCTGCGGTAAAGTCAAGACCTTTCTTCTGCCGCCACCGCCATGTAAGCCCAAGCTCAATTATGTCCTCGTCTACCAAGGACATATCTGTATCTTGGGTATAGCGAGTAGTAGGTGTACCATCAGCAGTCTTAGCTATGTTGCTGGTGATGTACATGAAAGTAATGCTCTCGGCTGCGGTAGGCAGTGGAGTTACTTTAAAGGTCTTTCCGAACGCATCCAGCATGAAACCATCGGTCCAGCTAATACCGCCATTAAAGACATAGCGATACCACTGGATAGGCGTCAATGACCCCTTAAGCTGGTAGTACTGATCGGAGTTGACCGCGCTAGGCGATACAAGGTGATGGAAGTCGGCGGGCAGAGGATACGCCTCTTGCCCGCCTACGGTAGTGAACGAATGCTCACGTATCAGGACTGGCCAGTTCTTCTTGTACGACACACTAGACAGGGAGGAATTGGCAAGAGCCAAGCACTGCCGCATGTTCTGATCTGTACTTGCTGCAACGCTGGCGGTTACTGCGGGCCAGCCATTGCTATCCATTACGGACTTGACGATACTCAGCAATGACATGGCCGCACTCCTACGTAAGAGTAATGTCTTTCAGCTTGGCAGGTTTACCAGCATCAATTATCTTCTGTAGCGCCATAGCTTGGTTGTTCGCCAGTGCAAGCGCCTCGGTCAAGCGTTGGTTCTCAATTTCGAGATTAGACGCTTTCGCTACAAGTGCAGAGCTATCTGCTGTGCCAGCCGCAGTATCAAGAAAGGCGCGGGCTTGATCCCGCAACTCCCTCGCCCCCATACCGACGATATCAAGGCTGGCGTCCGAGATATTAGCAAGCTGCTCCACCGTGAAGATGTTCGCTGCCATCAGAGTAGCGATAAGCCCTCTGTCCGCTCGCGGCCACATCTTTAAAGGTGTTCCACCCATATCGACGTTCTCATTGCGCTTGAAGCGCTCTACCTGTTCCTCGAACCGCTTGTAGTGGTGAGAGCGCTTACTAGGCCCAATCACGCCAAGAGCCTTAGCGGACTGTGGTGCCCATACTCGCTCAATCTCCACACGGGGAGTACTGGCCTTCTGGCCGGGTGTCATAATGTCGCACATCAGTACGGTGTCGAAGATAGCACGGCCTTCGGCGTTGGTAGCTTGCTCGTTACGCTCGCTATCGTAGAAGAAGCGGAGAATCTCTCCATCCGGTCCCTTCATCATGCCTTCTGTGAAGATATCGCCGTCCATGCTTTAAAGCTCCTATGTAGAACTACGGACAGGTAGGAAGCCACTACCATGCACCTGTCCGTAGCCTTAGCAGCGGGTGCTACTAATCCTTCAACACGCCTTGGAACTTACGTCCCGAGCATGTCATATTGCCGGCCCAACCGATCAGCTTCACGAACGCATCTTGGTTGTTCGTGAACCGATCAGGGGACAGAGGTACATACTGACGCTGCGCATGTGGCCGCAGGTAGAGATAGTCAGTATTCAGGAAGTACATATGGTTAGCGGGGCAAGCGCCACCCATACCGCCGTCGAACACAACGTCGGCGCTCATGTACTTAAGGCTTTCAAAGCCAGACTGTGCCATTTCCGGCGATGTGAACCGCTGATTGGGGAGCAGCGCGCCCCAGTACAGCATATAGTACGCATCATCGGCCACGATCAGGTCGGGCTTATCAGTACCACGGCACAGCTTCAACCACATGCGGTTCATGTAGTTCAAGATATTAGCAGTAGTAGCAGCGGCACCACCATCAGTAGTAGCATCAAACGTCTGGTTCTTCCAGAACGTCCAAGTACCTGAAATAATGTCACCGACAGTACCAGCACCACTGTCAGCAACCAGTAGTTGTAGGCCACCGATTGCTTTACCGCCCGCCACAGAGCCGTCGCCATATACCGCTGCCGCCATCTTGTTCTTCATGGTTTTTTCGGCATTGTTGATACGGGCTTCGAGTAGATCAATGAGCTTTTCCTGCCCACTGTTCTGTAGTTCCTCAAGGCCCGACATGGTGACAGCTACCGCTGCTTGCTTCCAGTCGTACATTGCTGCACTCAGTACATCGCTTGGCGCAATGTTCAGCGTATCGTAACCGCTGTACCAAGTGAATGTACCGTTCTCGCCGTATTCGAGTTCTTGCATGATACGGACGCCGCCGTCAGCGGTCTTGCGCTTGCCCTTCTTTTCCAGACGAGCGAGTAGCGCGTTGTTGTTAGTAACATTGTCGGCAAGCGACTTGCTACGGTTATCGAGCGTCGTAGTGACAATCTCGCTAATGTTTGGACTAGCCATTATCTTACCTTCCTACTGGAGCGTACTTTGGTTGTACGCATCTACAAGGGTATCACGGAGGGTTCGATTTGCGTTGTTAGGCTGCGTGCTAGTATCCCCTGCGGGACCACCATTAATGGAGACTGCCGCTCCCCGTGCCCGTGCTGCTGCCGCTGCGGCCTGATCCTGAGCAGCCTTTAAAGACTGTGCCTGTAGTTCACCCCGTATGCGGGGGTTATTGTACGTGGCAAAGTCGTAGGATGCTTTAAGGAGTTCATTCTCCGACAAGTACGGCTGCTGTTGACGTAGCATAGCTACATGCTGCGCAATCTCATTCGATACATCATTGAAGTACGGGTGCGCTGGGTTTCCACCTGCGTCCTTTTCGTCAATGAACTGCTGTACCAAACGCATATTGTGCGCCTGTTGCTGTTGTACGGTTTGGCTAGTAAATCCACCTATAGTGTTTCTAAGTTGTGCTATCTCCTGCTGCAAACCAATAAAGCGCGGATCGCCAGCACCTTGCTGTTGTGCAGCTTGGTCCCGTTCGTCCAGTAGTACGTCAAGATTGATATTATGCTGGTCCGCAAACCACATGACGAAGTTACCGGGGTCTTTACCGGCGAAGTCAGACAGAGAGAATAGTTGATTTAAAGCCACTACGGGGTTCATACCATTCTCAGCCCACGGCTGACGCCTTGGACCGATTACCTGTTCAATCATGTCGTATTCGCTGTACTGCGCTTCGCGCTGCATTACCGAGTCCATAGTACGCTCGACAAACTGCCGAGTTTCCGCCGGGAGCGAGGTAAACTGTTGGCGCTCTACCGGAGTCAAGCCTTGCATCCAAGGCAACTCTACGGGAGCGGGACTACTGCCTGTATTTAAAGCATCTATCTCTTCACGGCTAGCAAAGCTACCGTCTTTACGATGCCAGCGGTCCCCTACTTTTACAAGTTCAGGGACCGCTGGATCGCCGCTCACTGGAGTAGAAGGGGACTTCGGGTCTACCAAAGGCGGGTCTACCTTTGGCGCAACTTCACCCTTGAACGCATCTGTGAGCGTATCCCGTAGGCTTGGCGAGGGCGTAGACGCCTCACCTGCGGGAGTCTCGTCTACTTTACTTGGTAGCTGGTTTTGAGGTACGGCATCCCCGTGGTACGGCTGTGCGCCGCCCTGTTCATTAAGGTCTTGGGTAATGTCTAGGTCTGCCGGTACATCAACCATTAGTGGCCTCCAAGTCGTTTAATACTCTCGGCTATATCGCGCCCCGATACTGGCCGATGTACGTCACGGTTCTTCTGTTGCGTAGGCATGGGCATATCGCCAGCCTCGATAACGCCATGCCTACGCATATGTTCCACATGGGTAGAGCGACTTGTGATGTAGCTCCCATCCAGTGGTGATACGTAAGCTCCTTTATCTGGTAGCAAGTATGCACTTACTTGGTGCATGTAATCATCAGAGCCACCATACTCAGGCAGTACGTGATTGCGGCTATCACTCCCCAAGTAAGTCTTGTACTTCGGGATAGACCTAGTATGCCCACGCACAGATACGTAACTGCGACGACCAACATGATCGCTGGGAAACTCATACAGGTCATTATCGCTCATGGCTTCCCTTTTGGTTTGGGCTTGGCTCGTATACCAGCTACTTTAGTAGCTGTCTTGGCGGCAGTCTCGGCGGCTGTCTCTTGTACGTCCAGCTTCCGATGCTGCAACTCGTTGTCGGCTTCCATTTGCGCCTGATTGTCCTCTCTGTCAAGATCGGACTGCTCTAAAGCATCTTCGCGTGTAGCTTGGCTTTCCTGCGTTGCAATCGCCTTATCCTGTTGAGCGCTCTCAAATTCGCGCGCCTTATCCTCGCGTTCCGTATCGTGCTGGCGTTCCTCGGCCACAACAGTAAGACCAAGCTTCTGGCGTTCCAAATCAAGTTTAGCTTCCTCTACTGCGATCTGTGCCATTCTGTATGCGTGATCGTCCTTCGCCTTCTGTGCCTCGTGTTCAGCGCGCTTGTCAATCTCATACCGCTTAGTCTGATCGTTCAGGCCAGCTACTTCCTTATCAGTCTGTGCCTTAAGCTGCGCTACTTGCTGCTGTGCCTGTGCCGCAGCTTCGCCATTGTCGCCACCCTCACCCGGAGGCGGTGTAGGCGGCATGGCTTCGAGCTTCTTCTGGAAGCTTTCAAACTCCTTCTCCAGCGGCCTACTGGCGCTGAACGTGCGGAGCGTGAACATCATGATACCGCCTAGCAGCCCGCGCATGTCGGGGAACTGCATAGCCATAGGACCGGCTTGCTGTAGGAATGCGCCCATGCTAGACAAGAAGGCCATACGATCTTGGCGCTCCTTGTCCTCGTCTGGTAGGATCGTGCTATCAGTCTCGATACCCACGGAGGCGCAACGCAGCTTCTCGCTACGTACTAGCTTTAATACCTTCGGGATCATCGCCGTAATCATTTCGCCCTCAGTGGGCGGCGGCGCTTGCGGCTGCTGTGGTGGCGGCATACCCGGCTGCGGGGGCTGCATCTGCGCCATCTGGAATTGCTGTAAAGCCATTTGGTACTGTTGCTTGGCTTGCAGTTCCTCGGGCGTTGGCTCTGGTATGTTTACACCGGAGTATGCAACTAGCGTCTTGTCCGAGAAGTGTTCGGCAGCTATCTCAATGAACAGACGTATGATATCACGTATGTAGCGCTGTACTTCACGCTGCATGTCCTTGAGCCGTCCAGTAGCCCAATCGGACTTGATCTGTTGTGCCCCCAAGGTTTCACTAGCTTTAGAGACACCTCGTACAATATCTGAGAATCCGGTAATTTCGTATATTTCATTCTTGCATATCTCACGCTGCTTGAATAGCTCAGTGAGGCACATCACTACATCTTTGATCGGCACCCACTGTACGCTACCCTCAATGCCGCCCTGACCCATCAGGGAAGCCCAATCCTGTACAGGGATCATCTTATTGCCGGGACCGTCCAGTACGTTGGCCAAGTTCTCTTGGCTACCATCGTACAGGCCGCGTACCTTTAAAGCTTCTGTCAGGTAGCGGATACGCTCAGTCAGTCGGTCAAGCTCTGCCGCTTGAGCCTTGTATTGCGCGTACAAGGCTTTGGGCGTAAAAGTCTGAGTAGTCCATACTGCTCTAAGCGGGCGCGGGCACGGGAAAAAGTCCTTGAGTTTGAGCGGGTCGTCCCGTTCGTCCAGTACATCATCCGGGTAGTCCTCAGAATACCAGATAACCTTACTGTTCTCTTTGTCCCATATCTCGTATATAAGGGCTTGCTGCTTTGGGGACTCGTCTTTGGCTCGGTCCTTCCGGTCCTGTGTACTGTAGCTGTACAGGAGCTTGTCCGCTTTCTCCTTCCCAAAGCGGGCTGTGGCTTCCTTCTTTGTCTGGTACACTTTCCGTGCAACCCACGGAACCTCATGCCAATAACGCGCCTGACCGCATAGCCAGTCTTTAAAATGCACATAGTCGAGAGCAAGACCCTCGAATGTAATGTACTCTTTTGGGCTACCATCCTCATTTGTTAGGGCCTTCCCATTGTCGTTGTCGTACATAGGTGCAAACTTCGGGTC